CTAGAGATGCACGAGCGCCTAGGCAACGCTATAGTAGGTGCCGGGTTAATGGCTACTGCTACAGCAATCTTCTCAATGTACGCTGACGAGGAAGACCCTTTTATATCGTGGACCGGAGCTCCTCCAGATAAGATAAACTACTACCTGCAAAACAACATACCGCAAAACGCTCTAAAGATAGGTAACAGTTACTACTCTAAAGAGGTACTAGGGCCGGTAGCGTTGTTGTTCGCTCTATCATCTTCTGCAGCGAACGCTATTAAGAAAGGAGGCGACCCAGCAGAGATAGCAGGCATAACCATCCTATCTGCCGGTGCGACGATAACTGATATGTCTGTGCTGAAGAATCTTAGCAGCATCATGGAAGCGGTCAGCGGAGGGACGGATGCAGACTCCACCGGAAGTAGAGCAGCTAACGCCTTAATGGGCGTAGTTACTAACACTGCTACACCTTTAGTTATACCTGCCACCGGGTTCTTAAAGAACTTATACCGGTGGTACGACGGAGCTCCTAGAGAGACTTACAACAACTTAATGGGTAAGTTCTCTAACCAGATACCGATACTAACTGAGGCTACATCGGGCGTGCGGCTGAACGACTTTGGAGAGCCTATAGAAGGTACGGACTGGTGGTTACGTCCTGTTACCGGTTTGTATAGACAGAGGCTAGAAGACCCGGTTAGATCATGGATGACAGAAACCGGCTACAAGATTACGGCTCCTTCGTTCTCTATCCCGCTTAGTAAAAAGGACAGCCAAATATACGCAAACTTACGTCCTGAAGGGTTCGAGGATAAGCTAACTAAAGAAGAATCTATAGAAGTTCTAAAGATAAGCGGTCCACAAATCAAAGCGCTCCTTAGCCAGTTTACGCAATTGCGCAATTATAACCAAAATGTTCAAGACCGGATAAACACAGAAGTAGCTAGGATCAGGGGAAGAGCTAAAGCAATCGTGTTGAATCAAGGCGGGTATTAAAAAAGAGCTGCCAAGCGTGGGTGTAATTGTGGGCTTTTACTAGGAGAGACTTGGCAGCCCTGAAAACTACTATTTTTGGCGCTTACTGTTAGCTGCGTTTCTGGCTGCCATCATAGAATCCGTAGCAGACGCTCTTGAGGTCATTGCACTCTCAACTGCTGGCTTAGCTACAGCCTTCGCTGCTGGCTTAGCTACAGCCTTCGCTGCTGGCTTAGCTACAGCCTTCGCTGCTGGCTTAGCTGCTGCGCCTTTAACCGCACCTTTAACCGCACCCTTAGCTGCGCCTTTAACCGCACCCTTAGCTGCGGGCTTCTTCGCTGCGGGCTTCTTCGCTGCGGGCTTCTTTGCGCCCTTCATAACTGCTGGCTTCATTGCTCCCATTTCTATTTCCTTTAATAAAGTTAAACCTAAACACAACTACTTCAATATTTTCAATATAAACTCTTTGGCAACTTCTAGTATAGGGGCAGACTTAATCAACCCCGGTAAATCAGGACTATCTTCCCCGAATACAGGTGCCAGCTTTAAGTAGGACACATGCCAAGGGGTTACCGTATCAGCGAGCTCAGCCACATCGTACGCCTTGGTAAGGGTTACACAGCCCTCTTGCATCCACCTATAAACGTACTGCCTAGGCACGTTCGTTTTATGGGCAATCTCGCTCTGTGTACCTATAGCGTCTAGCACGTAGGTACATAGGAGAGCTCCAGCTTTACGTTCTTTACTGCTCAGTTTGAACATGTTCTTACTCGCACACCACTAGCCACTGACAATCGATGCCTAGTGAATCACAGGCGCATACATACTTTGGGTTCTTACACCCGAAAGGAGGTAGCGGCCTGAATCCACACATGATGGCAAACATACTACTCAGTAGGAGGATTTTCAGTTTCATCTTGGTCCATTAGGTCTTTACATTTAGAGATAACTTTACGCGCTTCCTTTGCGTCTAAGTTGCCGGATACAACAATGCCCTTAGATGTAACATCTTTTATGTCACAGGTCAACAAACAAAACCCTACCCTAGGCTCGCCTTCGTGCGGGTTCAGCATGGTATGCACTAACCGAACTACGAAATCTCTTTTATAGTCTGAGATGATATGTTGAATCGCTGCCTTAACCTCATCGTTAAACTCTACAGCTCCTGGTATAGGGTTCTCTGTTGTCTCTGTTGTCTCTACTGTTTCGTCAGTCACGGAATGTTCCTTCTCTAAACGCCGGATTTACCGGCCCATACACATTATTACCTGCCTTGATCCAAACGAATTCAGACCCAGACTGCCTCTTCGCCTTATTAGCTATCTCGTACCCGTATAGGTTCGGCCCTCTACCGGAGTAGTACCTAGACACTCCATTAGTAGGGCTCCCGTACCGAGGAAACGTACATACCACCTTTCCTTTATGGTCGATTAGATCAACCTGACCGGCATTAGTGTTTAGCAAGATTACCGGCTTGTTGTTTCTCACATCCTCAGTTCCTTGCGAGTCCTCTGCGTGAGTCTTAAATATGTTAGGAGCTTCAAACGGTACGTACTCGAATGCAGGTTTAGGGGCTACCCCTTTAAGCTGCCCTAACCGTAGAACAGATTGAACGTATTTAGCATCAGGCGCTGCAGTCCTAGCCGGTATTGGAGGCGGCTTCTGTCCAGGTTTAGTTATTTGCCGCAAGTTAAACCTAGAGCCCCATAAAAAGCATAGCTCTTTACTCTTATACCGCTCTACAAACTTAGCAGCGTCGATATCGTACACGTTAGTTCCGTCGGTACTTACCATCTGGCAAGTGTGAGGAGCGCTACCGTGCTTTTCGTTTAAGTAAACTGAAGTAACAGCTCCTTTATATGGAGTATTTACTGGTATAGCGTACGGGATGATGCGCTTCACTAGTGCTAACGTAGCGCGTACCTTGGCCTTGTTAGTCTCATTGTGCTCGCAAGAAGGCGACACATACAGCACTATATTGTCTTTGTACGGATCAGCTACCCTCTTGATGTTCTCTAACGTCTTCTGCAGCCGGTCCAAAGGAACAAGCGTATGGTCATCGCTCCAGTACGCCTGTATCCTAAACACCTTAAACCCCATGCTGATAAGACGCACAAACTTCTTATCCATCGGGCCGAACGTGTCCCAGAAGAACCCTAAAGGTGTACCTCTTGGCACACCTTTAAGCACCTCAACCATTTTAAACTTTGGGTGAGCTGCACCTAGTATGTCTAAACCTATAGGGTATTTCTGAGCCATTAGTACCTTTTACAGAATTAAATCGTTTGCAGGAGCGCTAACTGCTTCGGCTAACTTCAACGGCACCGGCTGCTGGACAGCCTCTACCACCGGCTCAACTACTTTAGGCTCCGGCAACTCGATGTTCAACATAGACAGCACAGCGCTATGCTCCTCTTTAATCGTAGCTACAGGAGTACCGGCCCTTAGCCTACTCATAATCACGTCCGATAGAGCTGCTTTATTGAAGTCTAGTAGCTTCTCTAGCGTAGCTACGACTGTCTCTAAAGTAATCTTCGCCTTATTAGGACGTCTGGTCTTCCGTGCTGGTTTAGCCTTAACAGCTTTAGCTGCACGGACTACTGGTTTCGCTACTCTAGCGGCTGGCTTACGCTTAGCCTTAGTAGCTGTTTTTGCTCTTGGCATTGTCCTTCACCTCATCTCATGTAAACAAGTGTACAGCGCTATGCACAGTGCGTCGGCTATACCACTATCTGATTTTTTCAATGCTAAACTAGGGTAACGTTTACTAACGTACTCTAATGCAGCTGCTTTAGACTCTCCCTTAGAGAATCTGCCTAACATCTTAGGTTGCCATTTACCTACCGGCACCTCGATGAATGGGATTTGAAGTAACTCGAACAGTACCTCCCATCCGCCTACGTTTTTACCAAAAGAGAAAGTGCTTTTAGCGCCTACCCCCGGTACTGAATGAATATGCTCAAAACCTACAAGGATGTCGTAAGTACTTTGTAACTCGTTTAACAGTGCTTGTACCCTAGAAAACGTAGTAAACCTTTCTGTATGTATTAACCTTGTGTCACTTCCGATTACTGCGATACCGCCTGCAGCTCCGGGGTCTATACCCACTATACTTAAGTCTTTGCTGCTCCCCATGATTTGCCTATCTCTGCTACCGCTATACCGTTTGCTGTTACACAGTCTCCTAGTAGCACTCTATAGGCTTTTTCCATAGCCGTCTCTGCTAACCGAGCTACCTTCTCTACTTCCGCATCAGGGCACTCGATTAAGATCTCATCGTGTACGGTGGCAATTAGGTGAGCACCGGTACCCTTGAGCGCTTCAGAGGTAAGTACTAACGCCAGAATCATACACTCACCCGCTAACGCTTGAACAGGGAAATTAACCGATACGTTGTAGTAACTATCTTCAGTACACTTACTCGCTTTGCCGCTTCTGCTCCTAACTACGTACCCGCTAGTCTCAGTCTGAGCTACCTTAGCCAGCTGCCATTTATACAATTTAGGGAATTGTTTCCGATAGTTATCTATGAGCGCGATAGCTTCGTCTTCGGTTATATGAATGCCTATCTTCTTAGCGGTCTTCATTACCGTGCGCTTACCGCCTAGGTAATTCAAAGACAGTACACAGATCTTCCCGTACTGCCGGTTAGCTTTAGTTACCTCGTCGACTGGAATCCCCAACACCTTAGAAGCAACCATCTTGTACAGGTCAACCCCGTCCTTGTACGCCTGCAGCAACTCCGGGTCTTGCGAGAGCTCCGTTATAATCCTTGGCTCAATAGAACTGTAATCAATATCGATTAGGGAGTACCCCTCTTCTGGTATGTAGATACCGCGCATCTCCTTAGAGGACGGCTGGTTCTGGATATTCGGGTTCGAGCAAGACAGCCTGCCGGTCCTTGCGTAGCCCATGTTATAGCTAGCATGGATTCTTCCAGTCACAGGGTTAATATGCTCAATCAACTTTAAGCCGAATGAGGATAACAGTGTCTTGGCTTTCTGGTACGCTGAGAATGGTTTAACGACGTCTAAGTGCTCATAGTCCCCGAACGCTGCAGCATCCGTTTGCAGAGCTCCTTTCTCTGTCCTAGGCCAACCGGCCATAACTTCCTCGTCCACTGATTCAGAGAGCCACCCTGCCATTGTAGGGCCGGTTATCTTAGGCAGCTTAGTCATCTCCTTCAGAGTGTCTTCCGCGTCTGCTAGCTGCGTTCTCCAGTTACTAATATTCTGCCGGTGCTTTTCTACATCAATCTTCATCCCTCTAAGCTCAATATGGCATAACACCTTTTGCCCTCTGCGCTGTAGAGTGTAGATGTCGTTTAGCTTTAACTTAGCTAAAGAAGGTACGAGTGCTTCGTACAGCGCATACAGAACTACAGTGTCTTGCGCTGCGTAGTAAACTTGCTCGAACGTCAGCTCCCTTATACCCCAGTCAGACCTACCGGCCTGCTTGTTAATGTCTACTCCTAAGACTCGCTTAATAGTAGAGCCTAGGTCAGCGGCTATAGTCTCCGCTGAGATAGCGTGGAAGATTAGCCGAGTCATTAACAACGTACAGTGAATGTCGTACTCCTCTAACCCGTAATGCTGTATCAGCATTTTAAGGTCGAATGACATGTTGTGGAACACAAACGGACGAGCTTTGAACAATGGCTTAAGATCTATTTCCCCTATCGCCATTAAGTCTAGGACTGCTACACCGGTACCGGTGCATAGCTGGAGTAACCTAGGCTTACCAAGGATAGGAGAGAGAGCGCCTTTAGGGTACGCTTCTTTCCATTCCGGTAATACATAAGTCTCTAAGTCTCCAGCTATGATACCGGTACCGGCGCATAGCTTGCGAATTAAGCTTTCTGCTTTAGGCTTATCTTGGATGTAATACGCCGGGTAGTTCTGGTTATTGAACTCCACCGTAAACTCAGTTTTCATCATCCTCCATTAAATTGATTGTCCAAAAATCGCAAGCTAAATTGGAATCTAATATGTAATCAAACGGCATAAGACAGTACCCGTCCTGCCCCCAGTCCTTACCCCATGAATTGCGAACTACGAAGTACCTAGCTTTAGCATCGTACCCGACAATAACTAATGCGTGGCCTCCGTCTAACCTTTCTGACCGTTGAGGAATAGGTATTACTCCATCCGGTGCAGTGTAAAAACTAGGGTAAATTGATGCGCCAAACACAACAGCAAAGTTCCTTACGATACAGTAGCAAAGGTCGTACTCGTTCTGCCTAACACGTTCGTACTTAACCGCCTGCCTCTTTAGCGCTACTTCATAAGCTTGATCAGTTGGCTTAGTGTGCACATGATTAACATCATACGGCCACAGCTCCTCGTAAGATGCGCCATACGTGTTAACTGATTTGATAGCGCCTCTCATTGTGGCTCCGTCATCCCGGCCTACGTTGTTCTCTAACTCCCTCGTTACGTAGTAAGTGAACAAAGGAGCTGCAGGCGGTACACTAACGTGCCTTAACCCAGCTTCTGAAAACTTCAACCGGTACAGCGCGTCTACTACAGAGGTTACTGCGAACGCTGAACAAGACCCGATGTCTCCTTGGTCCCTAACGTCTAAGAAGTAACCCTCTAAAGTAGCCGAGTCAGGTAAAACTACCTTAGCCTTAATCACTCCGCGAGCTGTGTACATCTTGTCCCGGATGTCCGGGGTATCTGGTTTTAGCCCTAGCTTTCTCATTTCTTCCTTTTCGTTTCTACCTTAGTTAACTTTCCCGAATTTACCATAGCGTAGAACACCTCTTTGGCTTTTGCGGCTCCGTACACTTCCTTCATCCGCGCCATTATCTTCTTGCCTTTCTTCGTTAGCGGCATAGCTCACCTCACAGTTAAGTGCACTCGTTATTAACCAAGTTACTCTGTACGCTTCCTCTGCGCTAACCCTATTTGCAAGCTTGTACCTAGTTCTCTCGTTCTCCCATGCGTACCCGCCAAGGAGCCTAGCTAGGTAGTAGAACGGCTGCACTAACAACCTCCAACCTGAGCGCTTAGTCGCGTCCTCGTGTAAACGTTTAAGGTAAGCGTCAGACTCTGACCGGCTGTTGAAGTACTGCCAAGCAGGGGAGCTGTACATGTAGTCATGTACCTTGCATCCAGCATCCAGTGGTGTGTCAGATATGGAGAACGGGTACACTCCGCACCTATCAATGGTGTCTAAGCTTTCGTCTGCTCTAATCCCGTACACAGTTCCAAACCTATCCACCCACAAACACCGGTGGTCTAGATGGAGCTCTATAAGCTCGCCTCTGAATTTGATGTACTTAACGGCTTCAAGGTTAGGCTGCTTAGTTAAATCGTTGTCTACTTTAGCCAACTTAAGAGCGTAGTATACCCTGTCTATTACTTTAAGATCTTGCATCTAGTAACTCCTTTACGGCTGCTTCTAAGTTAGTTATGCGCTCCACTAAGGTTAACTGCTCAGCACTCGGTTTCCTCCTGTACACGCACCCTTGCCACCACTGATAGCCGTGCTCATCAGCGTCGGCTAGGCAAGTTATCCAATGGGCCGCGTCCTGTATAGGAACAAACCTCCCTTCAACTTTTATAAAGATCTCATCGCTCATTATACGCTCTCCTTCTTCGCTCCACCCACTTTACTAACGTCTCGTAAACGTCGTCTTCCAAGTAAATAATATTACTTGGGTCAGATAGCCCGTTCTCAGTGGTCAGTGTTATTCCATCCGGGTGCCAGTGGCCGTATACAGAGTCTCCTAAGTACACTCTATTATCTTGATCCATTCAGCTCCTCCAGTTTGTTACGCGCTATCTTCTCTACAGACTCCGGCCTCCTAGTGTTCTTAATCTCTTCACAAGCAGCTATCATACCTTTTAAGTACGCCTGCCGTAGCTGTTTATAGATAGATATTATAGCCTCGCTCTCCGGCCCTACGTTAACTTCCTGCGGCTTAACTGCTCTTAGTTCGTGTCTCATTTATCCCCCTATTTCTTTTAGTCGTTTCCTAGCTATTTCTTTGACTAACTGCACATCAACACCGGTTAGTATCTCCTCACATGCAAACAATATGCCGTGTAAGTTTGCCCTAACTAAATCGCGCTCCTGTTCCGCTACTTGTTTAGCCCCTTTGTTAAACACGTGCGGCGTGTGCGCTGTATGAATTTTAGATCTCACTGCTTATCTCCCTACCGTAACGTACTTAATGCAACGTAATCCCCTCTTTTCAGCTCCCTAACGTACCTATCAAAGTCCCAGTATTCCATGAGCGGGCGCTGCTCTAACGCCTGTTCCAACTTACTGACTGCTACCCTACCACCGAAGAACACGTAGCAATCTTTTAACTGATCTAAAGTAGCTACCCCTACCTCTAAACTAGGTTCCGGCTGTAGTGTACGGCTAAAGGCATCCCAGACTTGGCCGGTTGCCTTGTATACAGTTCCGTCTTTTAACGGTATGTCAAACTTCCTACCGCCGAACGCTCCTCTACTTCCGAACTCGATGGAGTAACTACTGTAAAATCCATCATCCTCAGCGAGTAGCCAAAATCCTTTTTGCTCGTAAATAAAATTAGGGCTTCGGTCTACTACTAAGGAATAGTTACGCTTCCCTGTAAAATTGTTATCCGAATAAACTACCGCTTGTATTGTTGTCATTCGATATACCCCCTTGTGTGTATGACTTCGATTCTCCCGTCTCTCCACTTCAAGCTTAAGTACTGCACCAAATCCTTTAACTCGGTGTCTGATAACTCCCTATCAAACATCAAAACTTCAACTAACCCTTTGTTAGTGTACACGTTCACCGTTAGCTTAATGGGCGCTGGCTTACGCTTCTTACGTTTAGGTCTAACCCCAAACCAATACAGTAACCCGCACGTAACCCACGTAACTAAAACCACGAATATAAGTTCTGTCATTTCATTCCCCACTTAGTATAGCACTCCTGTATCTCAGCTTTATTAACCGGCAAAATCGGTACTTGATGAACCGGGGTCCTACTAATAATCGGCAACACTCTATCCATTAAATGCTCGCCTTCAGCTTCTACATGTAGAGCTCCTGCTAAATGGGCGAGCTCATGTTGAAACACCCATGACAGCCGACGCTTTCTTTTCTTCCCTAACACAAACGCTACGCCGGTAGGTACGCATAAGTTAGCCATGCCGCCCCCTCTTAACGTATTACCTATTACTGCTATCGCTGCTACGCCTGCAGGTTTACTTGCTTTCAACGCTGCCATTAATGCTTGAGGTTCATCGCTAGCAAACTTCCTTACCACTACTGCCTGCAGGCTAAAGGCAGTACCGGCCTTGTTATTCAACGCCGCTACTGACCTAGCGATAAACGCTGCAGTAGGCTCAGGTCCATCTACGTACACGATTAACGGCTGCGCGTTAGCAGTAGTAGCGAGTAAGGTAGCTATTAGTAATTTGATTAATTGTTTAGTCATTCTTCTTCCTCTACACATTAAACCCATCCGTTAGATCCACGTCCTTAAACGCCAAGCTTTTAATCGTCCAATGGCAAGCACTTTCTAACTCAGTCAACGCTAAGCTCCTAGCCCGGCCTGCCGGTAAAGCATCGTGTACTGCTAAGTAAAGCTCCTTAAACTGCGCCCGTAGCTTAGTCATCTTAGTCACTGCTTCCACGCTTATTTGTTCCCCGCCAACATAATCAATTGGTGTTACTCTATCTTTCATTTTATCTCCTCGAAAATATATTCAATAATCTCGTCATACACGTTTTGGCTAAACCGCTCAGGCCACCGCTCTTTAAACTTAGGCAGTCCGCGCAACGCCTGAATATCCAGTAACGCCTGCTCGTAACCGGCCAAGTACACGTCCTGACAGTTAGCTGCATCGTTAGCGCGGCACCAAGCGTCCGCTTTCTCTTCTGGTGTTTTCATTCTTCCTCCTCTATCTGATAACGATTCCAAATTTGAATGCACTCAACACTTGAAAGAGGCGCTCTCACTAAATGAACTTCGGCTGTACAGTTGGTGCAAACCATTGTCCATCGCTCAACGTCCAACATAATCTCCTCACTGCCACAATCCCGGCAGGGGTCTAAAGTTATTTTCATTCTTCCTCCTCCAGTCTCTCAATTATTAAATCAGTCGTCCTTAGCGCTTCCTTCGCTGATCCTTCTAGCCCTGTCAGACTCCCTCGGAGTTCCCTCAACTCCAGCAAATTAACTTCCTCTATCCACATCTGCCTTAGCGCCTCCCTGATTCGATACAGCTCCGCCCCCAGATCCATTAACCGCCTATACAGTTCAAGGTCGGCTGTTTTTTGTTCAGTCGTTTTCATTTACACTCTCCCCTTATAATTTTTTGCCCTACTAAAGTGTCCCACCGCCTATCAACCTTAATCGTACTCTCCGGCCATTTTGACTTGAGAAGCTCCCATATCGGATCGAAACGTTCTTCGCGCATAAGCAGTTGTTCAACCTCCGCTGCGTCCTCATCGGATAATCGCTTGTCGAAATATACGGCCTCTACTTTTTCAAAACCGATAACGCTTATTGTTATTGTTGGTGTCATCCCTCCTCCTCCGGTGCTGCTGGCAAATTCATCCAATGGGTTGCCTCTTCCGGTGGATAATAAATACTCTCCCGGTAAAAGCCCTCGTTGAATTTAAGCCTTTCTTCAGCGCTTGGATACTTTGCTGCTTTTGCAAAACAAAACACGCCCACTCCACCGCATCCAAGCACCCTTCCGGTCCGAGTTCTATAAGTTTTAGAGTAAACTAAATACTCCCCTTGATTCTCCGGCAACCTTTCCTTCACGCTTATCCAGCGCGGTTGGGCTGCTTGGTAGCCATTGTACCAAGCGTCTTTAACTCTCTTCTCTATTTCTTCTTCGTCTTTACCCACGCCCCCTCCTTTATCCTTTCCACTGCCAGCTTTGCGCCCTCGTAGTAAGCCTCGAATAACATATCTTTCAAAGTTAGCCCCTGCGTGCCCCCTCCCTCGCTCTCTAGCTCTGCGTAATCGGCACAGCAACCATGCAGATCACCTTCGTCGGGTTCGATGTTCGCTAGGGCCCTGCCGTAGCCAACAATATACCCGATTTCTCCGGCTGAGCGGGATAGCTCGGTCTCGTCGTGATATCGGTCGCCCCAAAAATCCGCCGCCCATTCTTCCGCTTCTTGCTTAAGTGTTTTGCTCATGCCTGCCCCCACCAATCTAACAACTTTGCAAGTGCCGTATCGCGCTCTTCCTTTGTCGGGAAACCGACTGATAAATTTGAGCTATCGTCCTTTCCCAGCAACTCGATAACAAGGTAATACGTCTCATAATTTTTGTGTGTCCACACGTTGGACAGTGCTTGAAACGCTAGCCAGCGATTTTCCGGGAGAGTTCCACCTAAATCAGCTACATTAAATATTCTCATTCTTCCTCCTTCTGCCTCTTCGCTACCTCGTAGCCTTCTGCATAACCGGCTTGGTAGCTTGCTACTCCTACATCGTAGATAATTTCCCCGATTTCCCAGCCGCTTTCCTTCAGCCAAAGCCCTTCAAGCTCTAACCTCGCCCACCTCCTAGCCTTTCCTCTAATATCGTCTTCCATATCTTCCTTACCCCCTACCTAATGCTTTCATACTTCCAGTCCCCTCCTCTTACCCACACATTAACTTTACCCACTCTTTGCCTAACTGAAACAAACCACTCTTCTTGCACCCTTCCCCAACACTGAGTAACCCCTTCCTCCGGTGCAGGCTCTCTATCGATTTGCTCTAGTGCGTCAATCAACAACCTCATCGGGTACTCCGCCGGGTACTTAATGGTTAGCCGTAACCTAGGTTCTTTTTCCTCTTTCATCTTACCTCTCCTGTAACAAATCGCCGTAACTGAGCTCCGCAATCCTAGCCATAACTTTCGTAGCATATGCTTCAGCGTCCGGCCCACTACCATTGTACTTCCTAAGCGCTACCCTTAACCGTTGCCCTGGTGTACCTTTAACGTCTTTCAACCCATTGGTTAACACCGTTAATCCACAACGGATATTGGTACTTACGTCTAGGAGCTGTGAATAAGAACTTAGTCCACAAGTACCCTCACCATGGTAGCCCCAGATCACTTGCATGAGTCCGAACGAGCTCGCGTAGAACTGCCGTTCAATCTCGTTTAAGCCTGCAGGCGTTTTAAACTTCCCGTGCAAGTGAGGCTCAAACCGAACTCTATCCGTTCTCTCCCAGCCTCCGCTCTCCTGTAGAGCCATAGCCTTAGTCACAATAGGAGCCACACCGAACTCAGCGCTAATACTCTCTATCAACTCCTCAGTATCTAAATCTTCCGGCTTAGCTACCTTAACGATTACTTCCCTTAGCCCGAACCGCTCTACCGCTGCAGCTTTCGCTTCCTCGGTTAACTGCCCTGCTGTGTCCTTCGCTACTTCAAACCCGGCTACAATGGCGTATGCAAACACTATCGCTGTACTTGCGTACACTCCAACTTTCACGCCTAACCACAGCAACTTTAGTTTACGTCTCATTGGTCTAACTTTAGCGTTCACTTTAGGGGTCACTTTATCTTCCATATCTTTATTCTCCTTTTGGTGGTTGCAGACTTCCAGGTTCCCACTCGTCAAGCTGTAGCAACCGCTTAACCTCTGGCTCGTCTAACTGCTCATAACATTCAGGATGTAGCCGGTGTGTTCTAATCGGCCCATCTTCTGACCAAAATGTTCCTTTACAGTACATCTTTCCTCGCTCAATCCTTTCCCCGCATCCATAACAAATGCCTACCTTCAGGCACCGGTGTAAACTACCTTCCATCTATTGCTCCTTTCGTTGAATCCACGAGCTCAATACGTTCTGCACTGCATTGCGTAAAGCACTGGTGGTAACTGCGCTCTCTGCCAACACTGAAGCAAGCGCTTCTAGGTCGCTTACCTTAATGCCGGTCCCGTCTGTTTCCAGTACCTCGAAACACCTAGCTTCCGTGCGATTACTAAGCTCTATCATCTCACTAATCAGAAACCCTAACGTCATTAAGTCGGCCTCAATCCCTTCACTCTTTAGTTGTATGTCCATTTTGGTCCTTATAAGTTTAACAGTACCTTTGTACTTCCAGGTAAGACTAGGATGTAACAATTTCTATGTCAACATATAATTGTAAATATTTTTATTACACCCTATTTGATTCAGAGATCGGGGTGTTAGATGCAAAAAAAAGAAGGGGTAAAAGCTGCATAATATACTACAGCTTCTACCCCCTCTAGTGAGTAAGATGGGCACCGCTTACTCACCGGCTAACCCGCTAGTAGGTACAAAGGAGTAAACCTACTAGCGTCCCTATTAACGGAACACACACAAACAAATCTTACACTACTAAAGAGCGTTACGCACTATCGTAGTTACTACGTCAAAGGCGTTTCGTACTTGCGTAACAACAAACCCTTTGTAAAACGAGTCATCTAACTTACTATCCAACCAACTCAATATCCGCTCGAATTGGTTCTCTAGTATCTCAGCTGATAAATCCCCTAAAGGCCCTTCAAGCTTACGCTCGCCGCTTAACTCTGAAAGGTCATTCTCTAGTACGCACTCTTCTACGCAAGCTGGCGCTTCACACTTTTCTTCACACGTCATATACCATCTCCTCCCTTATATTAACCCGTCAAACACGTCCTTCGCCGACCCTTCCTCAAACTCTCCCAGCGCCGTCGCTTCCGATGCTGCAGCAACTTCATCTTTAAAGTTACCCCACAGCTGCTCACTAGGAGCTGCACTGCCGGTACCTCCGAATCGCTTGCCATCGTCTTTCACTAACCGAATAGCAATCAACCCGTAACTATACCCCTGCTTACTAATGGCAGGTTGTACTTCAGCTCGTACCAGTACGCCAGATTTAAAATCTTCTGCACGTTTGCCATCCAGTATAACCGGCTGATTCTTCGAGTTAGGATTGATAACCCACATCCCATGAAAGTCCTCGTACTTACTCGTGTCTCCGCTTTTCAGGAAAGGACGTCCGGCCATGCTTGCGACTACCTCAGCCTTAAAAGCAGCGTACTTCTTCTCGTCAAAGGTTTTATTCACTTCCTTAAACAACTGCTTACAGAACAAATCAGCCATTTCTACGCAAACAGCCTGCAGTTTCTTTAGCTGCTCTTTCTGAGTCTCATCATTCTTGTCGAACAAAAGAGTACAGCCGTACTTGTTATAATCCCCGCTCGGCTGATCCAACTTAGGAAAAGCAATCCGCGCTAGCGGAGTGATAACCCTAGGACCGTACGCCATTACACCTTTACCGAAGTTAAAAAAATTCAATTCCATTTTACAGTTTCCTTAATCAATTAACATCAAGGCCCCTAGTGGTTCCACCAAGTTCCAAGATTCAGTTATTTCAGTATCCTCGTCCCTCGTCACAGTTGTACCAGTTGTTTCAATTGTTACTACCTCTACTTCCTCTTCTACACTACCTAACAAACTCCCCGGCAACTCAACTGCAATCGCCGGTCTACTATCCTCATCAACAGCAACACTTAACTTCCCTTCCGGCTTCTCAGTTATACGTTCCATAAGATACGCGATTTCTCGCTTATCCTTGCCAAGTACTTTTAAGATCTTCTCTGCTTCACCGATACCTATTATCTTCTTACTCCAAGGGTCTACACCACTCAACTCTAGCACCCTTGCTGCATCCTCTTCATCAGCCCAGCGTCTTCTACTACTACCTTGGACTAACTTTAAACCTTCAATCTCCCGGCCACTAACTAACTGACCTAACGCATACTTCCTTACGCTCTGAATGTAGTCCTCTATAATATCTGAATACTTTAACCACTTAACAATCGTCTGGTCGTCCAACCCTTCAACCATAGGTAAAGGTTTATCCCCTACCTCAACCAAGTCCATCCTTTTCTCAATATCATTGTTAAACGTACTGCAAACAGCTTTAACTTTACAGTATGTACACCACTTACCAACTTTAAACTTCGGCTTAGCCTTCTTTAAATCAACTAAAGCTTTATCGATCCGCTTACTAATCGTCCTTACCTTCGCTGGCGTAAACTTCGCTTCCTTATACGCATTACCGAATATTAAATCATTACCTACTCTGTCAGGCTGAAAAACGAAAGTCTTAAACACTTCTACTTTCGTCCCCTTTTGCTCTAACAACTTGTTAGCAGCGCATAAGTAAAACAGTAACTGCTCATAGTCCGGCGGGATCTTAATATACCCAGTCTTTAAGTCCCCTACGATCAACACAACTTTACCTTTATCATCCCTGTAAACTATTACTACGTCTGCAGTACCTCCTACTTCCGGTGCCCACATTAGCTTCTTTTCAAGGAATACATTCTTCCCCGTTATTATCTCCTCCAGCGGACCAGTCCATAATGCTTCCCAAAACGCATCAGCCCACTGCTCACCATCCTCCGGCCACCCTTCGATATCGCTATACAAATCGTCTGGTACGTCTACCCCTTCAAGCCGAGCTCTTAGCTCTGCAGGTACTTTCCTCTCAAGTATCCCGTAGTGCAGCACAGTCCCCGCTTTAGCTGCCTCACTTTCTTCCTCCGGCTCCTGGTCTGCATACTTAGCAACCAATCCTGCCCAACCAGCGCAATTCAACCAGTTAGGTGCAACGCTTCCACCCAATAAATGGTGCGCCTTCTCTCCTTGTACCCCGGCTTTACTCTCTTCGCTCATACCCCTACGCTCTCCACAGCTTTTACTCGTTCGTCTAACTTACTAAAGATCTCTTCGTCTATCGTGCGCTCCCCAACGAACCGCACTATATTAACCGGCCTCTCAGTACCTATCCTATGAATCCTAGCCTCACTTTGTACTAAGTGTGTCGGTGAAAACGGAAACTCAACGTACACACAAGTACTAGCTCTCGTCAGAGTTAACCCAACTCCACCGGCCTGCATGTTCATTACTAGCCTTTTTATCTTTCCCTCTTGAAACTCAGTAACAATCCTATCTCGTTCAATCGCACTAACCTCTCCTGTTATAACAGCGCAACCTTCCCCTAACTCCTTAGCAACTGAGTTAACAACACTCCGGTGCCATGCAAAGACAACTAAACTTTCTCCTTCTGGAAAACTATTCACAATCCAATCCACAACCGATGGAATCTTTCCTTCTGCGGTAGCTTGCATAACGTGGGCTAAGTGACCTGGTAACGGCTTGCCTTTATCAATACACTCAATCACTGCTTCAACATCAATTTCTAAATGCTCAGCGACAATCCCCTTAGCAACCTTCACCGGGATATTCTGATACGTTTTCTGAGGTAACTCCGGCATCACTACTTCCTTCCTATGCCTTAGTACCTTCCCTCTAAACAACTCCCGTATCTCATCCAAATTCCTAAATCCTTCGTACCGCACACCGCCATAAGCAAACCGGTCAGGAACGTTCTTACAAAACTTTTTCTTAAACGCCCCTAACCCGTATGGAGGCTTGCTATCGTACAGTAAGTACAACGTAACCCAGTAATCTGCAGCGCTAGTACTTGCCGGTGTAGCGGTAGCTAACCAAATACGTTTAACCATCGTGCCCAACACACCGCAAAAGAACTTACACTTCTTTGCTTGGTGATTCTTCAAACACACATGAGACTCATCACCTATTACTAAATCCCACTTCTTGATTAACGGAGTCCGTAGCTTCTCGATACTTAACTTATCCCAGTTCGTACAAGTTATTTTATCCGCTAACTCCGGTACCCACTTCCTCGCTTCTTTCTCCCAGTTCAGCACTAAGCTTTTAGGACATAGGACTAGGACGTTAAATGTATCCGGCCTCCCTGCTTCCTCCCAGATGCTTTGCGCTCCCCTCAACAACATAACTGTCTTCCCTAGCCCAGGGTCGCTAGCGAGCAACGCCCGTTCTCGCTCAGCCAAAAATGAAACGCCAGTTTTTTGAAAGGGAAACAATTCCATAAACTATTTACCGGCCTATTAATCTTCTTCCTTGCCAATTGATAGGCGCTTAGCTTAACTTTACCTTCTGTCGTTTGTCAACGGCATTATTACACACACAACCATATATTTCTACGGAAAGTCTATGTCATTAAATCTGTTACCGAATGATTTACAGCAATTTTTAGCTCTGTTCGATTACAAGAATATTACAATATCCATTCAACCTGAAAAGCAACATGCTTTCGTGCCGCCCGGCACCGTGTTTACAAACAAAAACCGGGTGCGAGCGGTCGGGCTAAACGGGCATTTAGATCATGAACACATAGCTCCGCTAGATAAAGCGTTAGATGACATCAAGAACGCTCAAGCAGCCGGTGCTGCAGTGTATTTTATGGTGAACGAGGGAGACGGTAAACGCTCTGAGCTTTTCTCAGATCCAACAGTGCTTAACTGTGGTAAAAAAGCAAATGTTAAAACGCTAAAAGCTTTATTCATCGATACCGATGGCGTTCCGCTGTCCGACTTATCCCCCATCCTAACCGGCCTAGGTCTTCGCCCACACGCGATTGTTGAAACATCCCCTGGTAAGTACCACTTATACTTTTTAATCTCTCCTGTGCCTGCAGAATACCCTCACGTCGAACAATGGGTAGCTGTGCAAAAGTTTTTATCCGGCTTATTGCCGGGCTTAGACATATCTATGTCTGACATTAACCAAGTCTTAAGACTTCCTACTTTCCTACACCAAAAAGACACCCCTTTTACTGTATCTGTCCGGGCTATTTCGCCGATAGAAAACCGGCCCCTGTACGACTTAGCAACCCTTCACAGCAAACTACTCGCCGAGCCTGTAACGGCAACTCATGCAACTCATGCAACTCATGCAACTCCTATTACCACCGCAACCGTAACCCCTGATCAACCGGCCCCTGAACGCAACCGCTACCAATTCCCTACCTCCACCATCAAACACCCAGGAAGAAGAAAAGCAATCACGCAATACATTGAGCACATTCTCGACAACGTTATCCCGCTACATGCAAAACAAGAAGACTTCCTCCTTCTCATTGATGCTTTCATAATCAAATACATTGACAACCCGCAGCTCTTTCTCCCTAATGGGCAACGCCGAAACAACATCCTTCAGTACCTCCAAGACAGAAAAGCGCTTCGCATTGCTGAACGACACAAAAGAGACCTAGAGCAAAAGCAACAACTCTTTGAAGCGCACGATGACCTACTAACTGTTATCCTCCCAGCTGAGTTCATCCTAAATTTCCCAGGTCATATCGGATTAATCACCCGTGAAATACACCGCATCTCTCACATCTCTCCGCAACTATCCTTCGCCGGTGCATGGATACTATCCGGCATCCTAAAAGCTGAAACGTACCGGTTTAACGGCTTCTGGCCGCTTATTAATGGGATCATCCTAGCTGCTCCTGGAGCTGGTAAGTCGACTCTCCTCAACGTACTACGTGAACTCCTAAAGCTTACCGGTGTACACCCTACGAGATTCTCTCAATTAATAGAAAAGCAAATGACCGTACAAGCACTCCATGCGAAAATGTATGGTGCCGGTGGTGTCGGTACGATGGTAATCGATGAGGCGGGAGATTACGTTAAAGTTTTCACCGCTAAGAATGCTCCTTCTTACGCGCTGATGCTCAGACAGTACGTTAAGGACGCCACTACCGGCCTATCAACGGGTTCGACCTTCGGCCCTGGTGGTTCCCTTTCCTTCACCTTACCTCCCATTGATAACGGCTTCCTCTCTGTGTGGTTAGCTATTCAACCTGAAGTATTTAAATCGTGCTTCACAACGGCTGACCTAACGGACGGCCTTCTTGCTCGCTTCCTTTCTTTTCACGATGCTCCAACTGACATCACTAAATTCTTTCAGGATAAGGGCGAGATCAAAGTTGAACCATCGCTAGAATTTCAAACGTGGGTAGCTTCACTGGTCGCTGATACAAGCGCACGGTTAAAGTACCCATCGATTGAATCGTTATTAGCGGGCAACCCGACCGGTACTCCTGACGCTAAAGCCGGCGGTGAATCAGCCGGCTCCCCCACTCTCCCTACTCCTCGTCCTAATCAAACGTATTTTGATTACGTAGCCTCCCAGGCGATGGATGAAATCAAAAACAAAGGCAAACCGAGCAAAGAAGCCCTTGCTCACGCTGGCCTTACGGCGGTCTACGAGGCCCGTAGAGCGGCTAGAGTGATGGCTAAGCCCATTACCGTCTCCTTCGAGAATGGTGCCACTGGTGCCGCTGCTAGAGTCTTTAATGCCTATCTCTACGAATGGGAGATGAAAGCAAAGGAGCTTCAGGCACAAAGTGCCGAGCACTTAGCTCTTAACTTACTGTTGCGATTGAGGGAGATGCTCCTGAGGCTAATGTGCTCAGCCTCCAACGAACAAGGAATCGTTACTGAAGAGGTCGCCAGGGCTGTTATCAGGTTCCACCGGGTTCAAATGGAACACGCGATGCAGCAAGTTACAGATATTGAGGCGCAAACAGCACCGCACACTGAGACAGTGCTAAAGGCTCTCAGGAACGCGCAGAAGCGCGCTAGTGGAAGGCCGGTGTCCTGCAGAGCCATTAACAACACGCTCAGCAGTAAGCACAAGGAGGCGCGTTCTAAGCTAACGTCGATACTGGCAGAGCTCGTGCAACAGGGTGAAGTGCTCAGTGATCTAACGTACGCCAAGGGAGAGTCGGGAAGAAAAATAGCGGTTTACTATTTAGCGAGTGATAGTGAATGAGCAGAACGGTAGTTTGGTCTAAAGTTAGCCGGGGCTGGTCGCTTGAAGGAGTGGCCGGCCCCTGTTTTTTGATGGTTGATGAGGGTTAATGGGTTGGGATTTTGCAGTGCTAAGTGTAGGCACTGTAGGCACTGGTGGTGCCTACACTTAGAAATCGTATGTAAGGTAATAATTTTATTATCGAATTCGGCAGTTTTTGCACTAAGTGTAGGCAAAGCCGGTGCCTACAGATAAGGTATTAGATTTATTTATGAATCGGGGATTTTTCTAAGTGTAGGTACTTTTTTTATGCCCTTATACGTTTTTACATCTAAGAGTACCTAGATTTATAAAACAGAGTTAGTGAGTATAAGAACAAAGTGAAGTATTTTGTCAAAAATCAAAAAAAAAGTGCCTACAGTGCCTACACTTAGAAATAAATTGCTAAACGTTTATATATATCAGTTAGTTAGTAGGGGTGAGAAAAAGCTAAGTGTAGGCACTTTTTTTTGCCCAAAAAGTGCTGTTTTCGTGAATAAGATCGCGGGGTTATCTAAGCTTTTTAAAAAAGTGCCTACAAAGTGCCTACAGTGCCTACACTTAGGTCGTAATCTATTGAATTTATTAAGGGCTAATTTTCATGAAAATTGAGGTTGGACAGCGGTTTGAAACTTGGGTCGCTGAGCATTGGGCCGGCCTTCAACAGCGAGCGGTTGCGCTTGATGCCGGTTGTGACATTGAACTGGTGGATGCTCAGCGGTTGGCCCAGCTCGGGATTAAGGCGAGCGCGGGTCGTTTTTGGTACGCTTCGAGAGGCGCTTCGGCGGTTGGGCTAAAGGGGGCGGCGAGTTTGTCTGCTGTTTTGAAAGGTGCGCCTTATGGGTACGATGGGTTGTTTTCAGTGGTTGGCCGAGTGTTATGGGCGAATAGAGATATTGTTTTGATTGTTCGGGGCTCGGATGGCGGAGTGCTTGTTCGGCGTGAGGTTGTGAGCAAGGCGGTCGGGCTATGGGGCCGGTCGACTATCGAGGGACTGTTGCCGGTTGACCCAAAAGGAAAGGGCGGTCGGCTGTGGTTTAAGTGAAGGGTTGTCGGTTGGCCTGGAAGGGGCGAACGGCCAAGGTTGAAGGGGTCGGCTGGTTGAAGGGGTCGGCTGGCGGGCTCCTGGCGCTCGTGGCTGGCTGGCTAACGTGCTAGATGTTCCGGGTTGATGGTATGGCATGGGTTTCATGTTTCGGGGCGGTAACGGGCTTGTGAAGCGTCTACGTAGTGCGGTAACATTGGGCATATCGCTTACGTGATATAGTTCTCGTGACGGGCTTCTTGGAGTTTGGCCTCCTTGTAAGTCCGTTACGTTTTTTTTTGAGCCGTGCGCTGTTTTAGGAGCGCACGGCGTGAGAGGTTACTACCGGCTGGCTAACTTAGATGTCCAATACTCAAGATCCGCAGGGACTCGGCATAAAGTTTTATTGTGGCGTAGTCTTACAAAGTCGGTATGATAATCGGCGGGCCATACATTCCAGCGGCGGATCACTAGCATATCGCCGGGGGTTGAGTACTGCCTTGCCAGCTTCATTGCTTCCTTGATTGTGGTCACACCGTCCGCAATTGAGTCGGTAAATCCTGACGACTCTACGATCATTATGGAATAATATTGTTTTGTTCGTTTCATTGTTCGTGCTCCTTTGGTTGTGCCGGGGAGTGTTAATCCCCGGCGTGTGTTTGGTTAATAGGTTAGCCACCAATCATGCAATTCTTTCGATATTAGGCTGGCCGTTTTACGTTCTGCTTTATCTGCCGTTTTGCGCCATTCGATCAGATCCGAACGCCAACGAAATACTGAGTAGAGCGTAAACTGTTCTTGGTATAGAAGTTCAGGGGCTTGAGCGCTAAATAGCCTACAGTATCGCCACACTTTGTAGCGAGCTTTACAGAGAGCAATCTGCTTGTGCCAGTGTTCCATGCCAGCAGAATATAATTTGTCCCATTCTTCACGGCTTTCTGGCATCTCAGATCTAAACTCTCTGAAGAATCCCGGATTGATTGAGATTCCTAGAATGTTTTCTGTTTGTCTTCTGTATTGTTTGGTTGTTTCGTCTTCCATAGTTCTAGTACTCCTCTTTGATCACAAGTTTAAACCTTCTAACCGCTTCTCGTTGCGAGTAGCCGATGTAGAGTCGGCGCACTAGCTGATCGCGGTAGATGGTTGAAAGCTCAAGATAGCCGTTGTCTGTTTGTCTTATGCTTATTTGAATGCGTTCTTTCATTGTTGTTAGGCTCCTTTGGTTAGCTGATATCGTTTAGCATCTCTAGTTCCTCTGGCGTGTACATTCTGCTGAGCGCTTTATATTCTTTCTGAACTGCTTTAAACGCTCGTTGCGCTTCCCGTAGCTGCTTAACGTCATAGCCAAATTCTAGGCAAAACTCTTGTAGATCGCTTGGTGGCTCGTAGCCGGAGAGACAAGCTAGAATATCGTAAGAACGTGGCGGTGTGCTAGTTTTAGTGGCGGCTATCGACTGTCCGAATTCTGCCGAATACCTTCGACCGTTTTTCTGTAGCGTAAACTTATAGATGTTCCGTTTTGCTTCATCCTTTGGCCAATAGTAGTCATGCCGAAGGTATTCGATCCTTAACGTGCTGTTAGTCTTTTCTAAAAAATCCTCTGCTTGTTTGTCGTAATCGTTCATGGTGTTCTATTCCTTTGGTTGTGTGCTGAATTGCACAATTAGAGCGCTATCTAGTAGCGCTCTTGTTCTGCAATTGTTACACGTTATGCTTTACTCCTTTGGCTGTTCGTCTTCGGGGGGAGACACGCGATCCAGCGTTGCTATATCAAAGTAGGCGGATGTTTGCAGACCGCCATAGACCGGCTTACGCCGGTATAATTCAATGCATGTTGTATGCGTTTTGATTCCATAGTTCGCCATGTAATCCCCGAAAAACTTCATAGTTTTACGCTCGAAAAACTTTGAATCCGGGTTTAATAGTTCATGCCAGTACTTCAGATCGCTGGCCGTTTTTATCGTCACGTTGGTATAAGTGTGATTATGCTGTTTTACGTATAAGTCCATTGTGTTTTATCCTTTGGTTAAGTTAACTACTCCAGCGATCCAGCGCCGTAGCGCTGGATCAAATGGGATAGTTTATACCGGGCACTTCATGGGCATTATCACTGCAAGTTCCTTGCTGTGCTCACACTGCAAGTAAAAGGCGCTTACGGTCTTGCCGTTAGGGCAGAGTTTAACCATCGGGTTATAGGCTCCTGCCGCCATGTTGAGTAGGGCATCCAGTAGGTACTGACCGTTGATCCAAAGATGGAAATCTGGAAAGTCTGACAATTTGTCACAGTCAATAGTCAAGGTTATAGAAGTACTCAGATCTGCCGTTTTTTGCCCGTATTTTAAAGTTAAAACTCCGGCTTCTGTGCACTCTAAATCACAGCAAACATCGCTCGACTTGTGCGCCTTGAGCAACCCCTGAAATACCCTTAACCGGCTGAGTAACTGTTTGGTTAAACAGATCTCGACTAACCCCGGCGGAACATGATCCAAAAACATCGAGACCGTCGGGTACTGACCTAAGTCTTGGCCGGTTGTCCAGTGACTATCGGCGTCGGAGATCTCAGGCAATCCTGTTATTGCATGGAGCCGGTGTCCATCCGTTGACACGATCCAAGATCGTGTCCGGTATGGCGCTTGTAGATTGTAACGGCTCTCGTCTTTAGAGACCGCGAGGTCAATGAATTTACTCATGATGTAGGTTCCTTTAATGTTTCGGTTAAATTGGATCTAGTTATTGATCCACAATCCCGGCCGATGCCGGGATCATGCATCATCTTAAACCCGTTAGTTGAAGTAGTGCGATAGCACACGCTCTAGATCTTCAGCGCCTTCTATTGCTACCGTGTGTCCGTTCAAACGGCGTATTTTAAAGTCGTACATCTTTTCTCCTTTCAAATTTAACTCTCTCACCTCACAATTCAAAGCATACTCACTTTCGATGCGTCTGTCAACAAAAGAGTGACAAAAATTTAAATTATTTTTCTACTTCGCTAGTTCGGTAATTCTAGTGAACTAGAAATTGCAGTCCGCGCGCCATTTAGGAAAGAGGATCGCGCGCGTCGCGCGCTCGCACGCGCACGCACGCACGCTCGCACGCGCACGCGCACGCGCACGCGCACACATGCACGCGCGCCCGCGCCCGCGCACGCCCGCGCACGCACGCGCACGCACGCGCACGCACGCGCGCACACGCGCACGCGCGCCCGCGCGCGCCCGCGCGCGCGTCCTGTCGGTGCGTTCTAGGTATCCTTTACCCTTGACCTCGACGCTGGACGGCTTTTTCCCGGCCCCCCGGCCCCCTCCCCCCTTCTATATGGAGCTGGATTAGAAAAAAACTGGCCACACCCTCCCCACTTGTGTAATAATTTTGCCTACGGATTAATTAATACACACGTGGGGTACTGCATGTGCAACATTGCACTCACCGCATTGCCTCACTTAATACACACGTGGGGTTCTGTATAATTGTACACACCAATGATAAACGATGACGATTTAGCTATTTTCGACGAGCCAGTAAGGAAAAAGTCGAATCCACCGGCAAAAAAGGAAAAGAGTCTCGCAGTTTCTACAATAATGAGGGATATACACACCTCGGTAGTACCCGTAGATAGCGAGTTAATAGGTATTCCAGGAGAATTAAACAAAAGATTGCTAGCATCTGAGATGTTAGATTGTGATACATACCTCACAAACATTCATAGATCGTTTGCTAGCGTAACTTCGATTAGTCAAATTATAGATTTGGTCGGATGTGCCCTAAACGTCCACAAGCACCGACGACAATTGCTAAAGGTCGCTTCAGAGATGGATCTTACCGACAATAATAGTCTTACACTATCGAAGCTATCAGATAAGTATGACGTATACGGTAATAAACTGTAAGCCGACCCATTACACCGGCCATACTCACTGCCCATACCAACCGGCAGAGCCCCTTAAAAAGGCTTTGAGTGCTTAATGTGGTCCAACAATGTGCCGGAAAAGTCCATTTTAAGGGCTTTACTTACATTGTTCACTACCTCATTCATATTAACACTAATACCGCCTATTGAAGTTCCATGTTGCAAAGGAGATAAAGGATCAAAGTTCCTGTTCCTTAGTTTGCCTGCGATAGCTAACTTTTCTACTACCTGCCGGTCTAATCTCCTTGGTGCTTCTTGTATGGTACCAGGTGTAATACCTAGCCGGTGTAATACAACTTGCACTAGTATTGCTGTCGCGTCTGCTTCATCAGGTGAGTGCGGATTACCTAGCGTAGAGGTACGGCGCTTGTACTCCGGTTTACTTTCTAGGCGGTACTGCGTGTTTGCAGCTTGCGTAGTCTCAATAATCTTTCGATTAGTGAATTGATATTTAGTCTTATCATCTAGCCCGTAAACTGAGTTATGCTCTACGAACGCTCTCACTGCCATCCACAGATCGTAGGAGTTTAGCGTTAGAACTGTAGGGTCTTTCTCGTAGGTAGCGTTTTTAGAATGGCGCGTGGTTGACATTATCTTTAGAGGTGCGCCGCTATCGTAGGTAGCATCATTAAAAGAAATGGATTTGAATGCAGGAGCGTAGCTTTGCCAAAGTTTCTCTAATAGAGCTCCTAGGGCTCTACCAGGGCCGGTAACATCTACTCCTAGTAGGTGTAAGGGTATGCCATATCTGACTAGGAGCTCTAATGCGCGTTCGGCTACTTGTGTTTCGTATGCGCCTCCGTTCCTTAGAATAGGAAGTCGATGGATTGCTTCTTCACCTCCTAAGTCGATGACGATGCGATTATCAATAGTATGACCGACAACTCCTACCCGGAATATGGCGTTGTCTCCCTTGGTGGAGAAGGCCGGGTCTAGTCCTGCTACCATGCGGAACGGAAAGTAGCCGGACCATTCAGGGTTACCCTTGTTGTAGAATCTAGTGTCGTCTAGGAATTTCTCAGTTAGGATAACGTCGGATGAAGTTTTCATCTTCCAGAAGCCGAGGACGAAGCGGAAGAATCCTTCTGATTCTGTTCCTAGTTCTTGTTCTTTTGCTTTTAAACTTTCTTGGCTAACGAGGAAGCGAGAGAGGATTTTGCGGCGTTCAGGGTCGGGGTCAGTGATAGCTGGGGAGTCGTACGGTGAGAAGTAAAGGCATATGCCGTTTTTTTGTACAGTAGGCCATTGACGGTCTTTGATTGATACCGAAGGCCAACCGGCTTTAGGGGTTGAGAGAGTACCGTGGAGATCTTGTGTGGAAGCTGAGTTCCCGATGCCGATTAGTTGGAATTTTTCTGGGTGAGTGTTGAGGTTAGGGGTAGCGTTAGTGATAGCTAACGGCATGTCTGTACATTCATCTAGGACTAAGAGAATTTTATCTTTAGGATGTTTACCGATCCAAGTAGAGATCGCTGCATCATTATCCCCTAGACGTGCTGTAACAGAAAAGATACCATGTAGGGTATCATCATCGATGGAGTAGCGGCGGTCTGATTGAGTGAAAGCTGGGTTATCGTAGAGGATTTTTGGTGGTTTTGATTTAAAGTATTTGTACGGGAGTTGTACTTTAGAGTACTTTATGTAGGAAGTAAGGTAGCCCCATACACGGGTTAGTAGGGATTCCATCGTAACAGAAGCGATTGTTACGTTACGTTCAGCCGGATTAGCGAAGAAGAAGAGGATTGCGTAGGCAGCGGTATCAGCTGACTTTGCTGCTGAGGCACCGGCAGCGAGGGTAATGTAATTGTAGTTTTCCGTGAAGGCCATAAAACGGCGTTTAGTCCAGTCATGCCAGATAAGGTTAGGCCATAGGATTTCGTATGCGCGTTTAAGGTGTGTGAAACGGATGGCTGCGTCTGGGTGGTCTTTGAACAAGGCTAGGTGAATAAAGACTGGATGTTTAATCGGAATAGGCGGGATGTCGTCGTAAGTTTGAACATGTGGGCGATTATTGTAGGAAACATTTTTCCACCCTTCTTGTTCGATGATGTATTGTAGTACGTTTATATCTAACATACGTGGTATAGTACATTACTTAAACGTACAATTACTAGTAACAAAATATGTTTTTAAAGTTCAAACCCTTTACAGGGCCGGAAAGGTATGTGTTCAAAGACCCGGATACCGGTCGTGAGTTAGTGGAGCGGAACAAAAGTGATTTGATAGTTCGGATACGGCAGTACAGAAGTGCGAACGGGTTAGCGGATATTGAGTACTTACCTTCTGTGTTGGAGAATTATTGGTGTGGGTTAGCTGAAAATGTGGGTAGGTGTGAGAGGATTGAGAGGTTGCCTAGGGGAGTGTGGGCGTATTTGCAAGGAGGGGTACGGTTACTGAAAACGGTTATGTATAAATCGTTTGTCAGGCAAGACGTAGCGGATAAGAGAGCTGCTCAATGTGTTGAGTGCAAGTACAATGTGATTCCTACCGATAACGCCGGCTTTGAAAAGTGGAGTAACGATTTAGCGGAAGCTGCCACCGGCGGGAGGCAGAGTGCGTACCATAAAGATTTAGGCCAATGTGCTGTATGTACGTGTGTGCTGAAAATGAAAGTGTTCTACGACGGGGAAATCGATATTAAGAAAGAGTGGGTAGCCCCTATGGAGGAAGTAGGGTGTTGGCAATTAAAGGGTAAAAGTTAATGGATACATACGTCACTACAGTGGATGGTGGGAATAACAGTATCAGCGGGAGAGGGTTAGTAAGGAGTAGGGCAGACGGAAGTTTAGTTGCACCGGAGACGGTGCTGATGACAGTGAGTGCAGCTAGGACGTACTACGTACAGTACCGACAAGCGCACGTTCCTAGAATAATTCTAATGGCAGCGGTGGAAGGGTGTTTACAAGGCAATCCACCGTACAACCCGGCTAGGATCGCGGAAGCGGGGTTATCGCATATAGCGAACGTAAACACTTTGGATATGAAGGCGATTTACGAAAGGTCTGCTTTATCGTTCTGGAATCTATTTAATCAAACAGAGAACTTAGTAGTGTTCGAGATTCGGCAGTTAAATGTGCTGGGCCAGGATCACGATTACAAAGGATGGGCTGACATATTAGGGCAAACATTTACTAAAGTAGTAAAGGAAGACTGGGAAGACTTTACTACGATGACCAATCAGTTAACGGGGCAATTAATTAAGTTTGGTGCTAGTCCGTTGATATGGCCGGATGAGGATGACTTTAGGTGGGAGGTAGTAGATTTATCTAGGTTTTACTGTGCTGATAAAGCACCGGTTGCAACTTCAAAGTGGGACTGCGTATGCGTAGAGACTTTGTTTAGTATTTCGTATTTGTGGGGCGTGTACCAAGCGCTGAAAGGGAGAGGTGAGGAAGAAGGGGAAGGGGAGTTAGATGATGAGGATACCGACGGGGAGGGGGAGACAGATAGCCCCGAGGAAACCGAAGACGGCTATACCGGAAAGGAGGTAGAGGAAGACGACCAGTACTGGGATATTGAGCAGTTAGAGATGTTTCTTTTGCAGAGAGCGAATCTAGCAAATAAGAATTACACATCGGGAGGTGGCTCATTTTCTAACATGATGGAAGTACAGCGAGCGATGCAGGAGCAATCGTTCAATGTTGCTACCATGTTCACTGACAACGTAACGTTAGTAAGTATTTTCTACAAAGAGTTCTCAGGTAAGATATCGCATAAGATATTTGACCCGGTTAATAGCGGAAGCGGGGACTCGTTTTTGTATAACGCGATTGATAAGTATGACTCGTTCAGCGAAGCAATTGTAATATTCACTTACTCGCCAGAAGAGCCTCATATACACGGTAATAAAGGAGTAGGCCATAAAATCTACCCCATTGGTCAAGCGATGATGCAGTTAGATTGTACGCTGCTAGATGCGTGTAAGATGGCTAGCACCGTGTTCATGTCAACCAACAGTACACCGGGCAGGAACATGGAGCCGGTTAGAGTGATCTCAGGTGTTGTAACTGACATCGGGCAAGCTCAAGTACAGCCTAATCCGATGCAAGGGAATACCGGGTTAATCATACAGGCCGCTAATTACTTTGAAGGGAAGGTAAATAGAAATGCTATGATTTCAGGAGACGACCCTTCAGCGCCGGATAGTGACAGAGGAAGTAAGAGTGCGCCTGAAGCTCAGATGCAGTCGTACAAAGAGTTCGGTATCGGGAAGCAAAACGTCGCTCACTTCTACAATACGTTTGATATTGTCATTAGAGGGATGGTTGCTAAGTTGTTGCGGACTCCTGAAGGGCATATTGCTTACTCGTTTTTAGAAAGGTGGAAAGAGCTAGCTATGCAGCGCGGGGTGCCGGAGGAGGTGTTTGAAGTTAGGGACGCTTTACCTGGTAAGTTGCCACGGCATTTATCAGCAAGGGCGGCTAGAGTAGCTGGAGACGGTAGCCATTTAGGGTTGATCATGGGGTTAGGTGGTGTAGGTGCTATTGCTGGCGGGTTTACAGAGGAAGGGCAGTACAACTACAAGAAGGATATTATCACTTCGAGGCTAGGGCAGGATTATGTAACTAGATACATAGGCGATGACCCGGTAACAAACGAGAACGGAAGTGGCGCGTCGGTAGCTCAGTTAGAGAATCTGATGATGCAAGACGGGAAGAATCCGTTAGCTAGCAGAGATAATCCGCATAAGACACATATTGGATCGCACTTTGCATTAGGGAATCAGCTGATTCAGTCGGTATCGTCGCAGCAAATGGACGCTATATCGGCTGATAAAGTGTTCAGTGTGTTTATACCGCACGTAGGGGAACACATAGGGTACGTTGCGGAAGACCCATTGAATGCTGGGTTCTTGGAGCAAATCAAAGGGCCTTGGAATCAAATGCAGAAATTCGCTCAGTTAAATAGGGTGAGAGCTCAGAACCAACAGCGTAGTGAGATGGAAAGACGCCAAGGTGAAGAGGAGCAAATGAATGCTGATATGATGGAGCAGCAGAGAAAAGACGCAGTGGCACAGCGTGAGCAGGCGCGTAAAGACTTTGAAGCTTCTAGCAAAATGGCTAGAGCTGAGGAGCAGGCGCAGCTAAAGGGTGAGATTATGCGAAGGGGTGTAGAGATAAAGGGCGAAGTAGGGAAAGAGGCGGTTAGGTTAAAGGCAGCTAATGAGGCTGAGATGAACCGGCTGAAGAAACCGCAGGAAGTGTTGAGCGGGACCAGTACCGAGGAAATTCAGCAGCAGCTTATAGGCCAAGTAGGCAAAACACCTAATCCAACGGACTTTGTATGACCGGATTAACACTAGCAGAGGTGGAGAGGTTAAGGGCAGCTCGCATAAGTCAACTTAACTTCTTACGCCAAGTAGTAAAACTTAGAGCTAAAAGAAAGTCTACGTTAACAATAATCTATAGTACGAGCAAAAAATGATACTTAAGTCGGAAATTGATCTGTGGTTTAAGAACGAGGCGAAGGTTAGAGCGTTTGTGCGCGGGTTAGAGTTAGTGCAGGACTCAGGGGTACTAGATATCTTGCGGCGTTCAGGTACTCCAATAGTAGGGAACGATGGAGGAGACGTTAATAAAATGGCCGGTAAAGCTTTCTGGAATTGCGGGTATCAGGAGGCGATACATAGGCTGCAGCACTTTATGGCAATATTTGGGTACGAAAGTGAAGTAATGGGCGAGTTAAAGGCGCCGGATTACGGGGCAGTAGATGAGTTAGTGCGTAGTAAGATCATAAGTAAAGAAGAAGCCGATAGAGCAGGGTACGGCGTAAGTACCGTTAAATAATTTATAGGAGCGTACATGGCAGGCGAAGGAAGTTTTATCACCGATAATATGGTTATGCCTATGCTGCAGGGGCTTATCTCTCCTACAGACGTATCTAAACAGGCCGGTGAGCAAGTTAATAGGGCGGTTGTTGATCAAGGTAGGGTTACTACTGTACCTCCCGTAAGCGATGCTCCTAGAGAGATGATGCTGCCTACGGAAGCTCCTAGAAGGAATGTCTCTGCCGCTGCTGCAACTGCAGATGATGTTGCTAGTATGCTGGAAGCTGAGAGCAGTATGTTCGGGCTAGATGGGGAAAAGGAGGAAGAGGCTACACAGGAAGCTGCCCCTGTAGCTCCGGTAGATGAGTTAGAAGCTGATTTGCCGGATACCCCGGCAGCTGAGAACTTTAGAAAGCTACGCGATGTAGTTAAGAATGAACGTAAAGCTAAGAAAGAGTTGCAAGCTGCTTTAGATAAAGCGCTAGAAGAGTCTGTTACTGTAAAGACTAATTTAGAGAAGTACGAGAAAGGCGAAGCAGTACCGGAAGTTTTAAGGAGCAAGGACGAACGTATTGCTGAGCTAGAGAAGTATGAGCAGATACACGCACTGGAAAGGTCGCCCCACTTTCAACAGAACTACGTAAAGCCTGCGATAGAGCTAAGAGGGCAATTAGAGAAGTTAGGCAATGACTACGGGGTGCCTGCAGAAGTTATGCACCAAGCTGCAGGCATAGCGAATAAGCGGCAAAGGAACCAGTTCTTATCTAGGTACTTTGATGACATCGGAGGCTTAGAGGTCGCCGGTGTTATGGATAAGCTACACGCTTTGGGCGAGAAGATTGCGGAAGTTAAGCAGTCTCCTAAAGCCGAGCTAGAGCGCTTAAAGATGGAAGCGCAGGCGGTAGAGGTAGCGGAAGCTAAGAAACGAGGCGAGGTATTTGAGGTTACAGCTAAAGAGTCCTGGAACCGGGCTTTGGAGAAGACTAAGCAGGAAGGCGTGTACAAAGAATTGATCCTGCACCCAACTAACACCGAGTACAACGAGAAGGTAGTTAAACCAATTCAGCATAAAGCTGCTACCGAATACGGGAAGTTGGTGCGGCATTTGAATCAGCTGGGGCTAAAGGAGTTACCGAGTGCGTTAGCTGACGGGTTAGCTAGGATGGTTCAATTGTCTGTGGCCGGTGCTATGGCGCTGCAGGATAAGGAGCGAGCTGAGAGTACGGCTAAGGGTATAATGGACTATAGGAGGAGAACTACTGGGTACATTCGACCCTCTATAGGCGGCTCAAATGGTACAATTCATTCAAGTAATGGGAATGGTAACGGGTTTATGAGTAAAGGACCTACCAACCCTAGGGAGGCGGCTGAGGCAGCTTTAAGAAACCTAAAATTTTAAGCTTGTAGAATGGTTGGTGTTTATGCTAAGAGTTTAAGCACCGACCAAAATACCCCTGCGGATGGGTCGTAAAAGATAGAAAATACAGGGTACAAGACTTTAGTATACGTTGGGCGACCGTTAAGCCTTCTTGTAGAAAATAAAAGCTAATAGCACTACTTTTCGTAAGTAGTTATTTTTATTATTCTATTTTTAGAAGGAAACAGACCAATGGTCCAGTGTCTATCACCGAGTTCGGTAAACGAGGCGTTTATTGCAAACGCTCCTCTTATTCAGTCCACAATCAAAAACATGACGATGCAGGCTCCTAACTGGTTTAGGGACATGTATTCAGTCGAGCTATGGCCGGATGGCGAAGGCAACTCAATGCAGCAACTCCAGATTCGATCTGAGCTTCCTCAGATTGAGCAAGGATTTGACGCATGGGCGCTGCAGGACGACCCTACCGGATGTGATAATCTGTGTGCTCCTAGCTGTTCGTACAACTTCACTACTCTTGGCGGTCACGCTTTCACCTCTAAGGTAACTCGGTTAATGAGCCGGGA